AGATGGTACGGGAAACATGCGGTCAGGAATCAAAGGCTTTGTACCGATACCATTTGGCGGTTTTCCATCCAGGGAGTCTTCCGGGTGCTTCGTAGACCGCTCCGTTGTAGCCGATATGCAGTACGCCGGGGCCAATCATGACCCCAATATGCAGGTGGTATGGTTTGCGTGTGATCAGGAATATGTCGTACTCGGCTGGATCTTCGACTGCAGAGAACTGTCGCATGAGTTCCTCCGGTACGAAATCGACAAGTCCCGGATCCGGAAGCTCGATGTCCAACTCATGTTTAAACACCAGGTAAACAAGGCCCCAACAATCGGAACCATCGAAACTCCGTCCGCCTTCGATGTAGGGCATCCGCATATACCTGGTCAGGTCGATCATCCGTACAGCCCCGGAAACAGGTTCGCCGAATAGGCATCAGTACCCAGGTTATAATCGAATCGTCCGATCCGTTTCAGCTGTAGTTCCACTTGACCGGAATTTGGATTGAAATGGACTTCCCCGACTTCGTACGGGAAAGGACCGTCGATCGGTTCATCCGGATCGTCTATCCTTATATAAGTAAGGTATACCGATGGCGCCGGACCGGACAGGTTCTGCAGTGCCCAGGTAATAGCCCTGTCGACATCGTCCATCGTCAAGGATCCGGTGGCGTCCTTCGCGTTTACATCGCCAGGGGAAACGTCGAAAGCCCTGGGAGAATAATAGGCGCCATCACTGACCACACCGATCTGGGCATCGATGAACCTGAGGGGTGTTGGCCAAGCATCGTGGCGGATCTCCACAAGGTTGGCGAACAGCTTGCTGGTTTGCGGGGCGAGCAGTTCCCTTTTTGTTGCTTCGGTAATCATGATGGCAATACCTCGATCGTTATCTCCATTTGCCAGGTCGTCTCGCCCTGACGCTCCGGATTGTACCCGTTCTCTGGAACGACTAGACGTGCCAATCTTTCATCGGCTTCATGGAAGTCGTCGAATATAAAGGTTAGGACTCCCCCGTCGAGGTCGTTGTCGAACCAATAGAAGAAGTCGTCGAGCTGTTGCCCGCTTAGCTGAAGTATGCCGGTATAGATCCTTGGCTCAACCTTGCTGAAGGCCCGGACCTTGGCCGGTCCGCGGTCCATCGCAGTCCGGAGGATCTTTGTCGTCCTACGGTATTGTTGTCCCTCCAGTTGCAAAAACGGTACATCCTGTGGCCATCTTGGCGTAATGCTACCCACGTCGCCCCCTCCTTGTCACACCATAGCGGTCATTCATCGAGGAATCGAACCGTCCGGAGCGCACCTGCTTGTCGGTCACCTCCCCGATGATCACCTCCAATTGCCTGGTTCCATCGGGATCGGTCCATTCGCGCTTGGTGGCAGCCTCTCCGGTATTGTTGATGATGGTGACATTCATATCGCCGCCACTGCCCGCTCCGGGTCCCGATATAACGGCATCGCCCTTGCGGACCGACTCAGCCATCGGTGCTGGCAATATAGTCTCGCCCTCATGGATCATGGCCTCCATATCCCTGGGAACATCCCAGACTCCTACATCGAAGCTTGGAAGCGGAGTGCTCTTGATCGCAGCGATCTGTGCCCCTCCCTCGACTCCGGCCAGAGCCGACAGGCCCAGACCCGCCCAGCCTCCGGGGTTTGCCATGAAGCCGATTATCGCGCTCGCCATGTTGATCAATGCGGAGTACACCTTCATTTCCCTATCACGCTCGGCTTGGCGACGTTGCAACTCCTTGGCCTTCTCATCGTATTCGGCCTCGATCTCCGCCTTGGCGATGGCCTTGTCCTTCTCCGATGCGATCGATGCTGCCTTCTCCGCATCGCCAACGCGCACCGCCTCATCGTATTCACGCTGCAAGCGCTGGATCTCAGTCTCTTCCAACAATCCCGCATTCTCAAGGGCCGCTTGCTTTTGCCGTTCCAGCTCGCCAAGCTGCTTCTCGGTGATGTTGGAATAGATCTGCCCGATCGAGGACGACAGGTTTTTCGCAAACGAGAATATCCGGTCCATGGCATTCCGCCAGTCGTCCACCTGCTTCTTCAGCGAATCTTCGGCAGCCTTCGCAATGTTCGTCTGCTTCTCCTGTTCGAGCTTCTCCTGCTCGATGCCGTAGTAGGTGCGGATCGCCAAAAGTTCGGCTTCAGTAGCCTCCTGGGCGTCCACCTTCTCTTGCATCTCCAGGAGCTCGGTTTGCATCTGGGCGTCCAGCACCTGCGACCGCAACTGGTATGCCCGCTCGAAGTCTCCGGCCGCCTCAAGCTCCATCGCGGTAGCTTGCATGCCGCTTTGCATCTGCTGGTCCAACCTCAGTTGGATCTGGCGGGAATTCTCGATCCGCTTCAAGGCCAGGGTTTCCCACGCCTTCCCTTGTTCCTCGGCCTCCTCAAGGGTGAGTTTGGTGACTTCCTTGTCGATCGAGCTTTTTTCGTTCTTGTAATATTGTTCGAGTGCGAGCAGTTCCGCTTTCGTTTCCCCTTCCTTGAGGAGTCGAAGGATGAGCGTCTCTATCGGTATCTGGTCGAGCTGTTCTCCCTTCTCGATGACCTTGGCCTTCTCAGCCATAGCCCGGATGTCCAAGTCGCGCTCCTGGTCGAGCAGTTGTTTGCGCAGCGTCGCCGCCTTCGTTAGGTTTCCGGCATCCTCCGCAAGGGCCGCCTCCTGCTCGAGCAACTCCGTTCGCCATTCGCTGGAGGCTTTTGCAAGATTGTCCGTTGCTGTAGCAGCTGCCTGGGTTTCGCTTTCCTGCTTCTTAAGAACCTCGGCGACGGTAATGATTTCGTTGTAAAGGTCCGGGAGTATCTCTTTGTAATTCTCCAAGGAGACAGTACCGTCGTTGTATGCCCTGGCGATCAGATCGATGGCTAGTGTTTGTTGGAGTCTTTGTTCGTTGAGCTCTCCTGATTTTTCCGCGATCTCGGTGCTTAGCTTCAGGATGGCCGAGTCAAGATTGGCGATCTCCAACATTGCCTGGGCATCTTCGCGTCCCGAGTTCGCAAGCTGCTTCCTTCGGCTTATGGTTCGATCCATGAAGATGTTGAGCGTCTCCAGACCATTCTCGTATTCAGAGATCTTATCGATATTGGCTTGATACCCTTTTGCCACATCGGACAGGGATTTCAGCACATCTGCCCGTACCGCAGCTTTCCTTATCTCAAGTAGGTCCCTTTCGCGATCGGTCAGCTCTCCGGCCTTGATTTCGATATCAGAAAGAATGTTTTTATATTCCCGGCTACTCTTGGTCAGGCTTTTGGTAGCGTTCGCCATCTCGTCTTCCCGCTTTTTCAGCGCAGAAACTCCAATGACGGCTGCTCCCAATAGTCCGACAATTATACCCAAAGGACCAGCCATCATCACTTTTGCCGCGGTAAAGGCAATTGCAGCGGTTGTTGCAACTTTCAGACCTTCGCCCAGCCCATTAAACCCCTGGATAAGATCCAGAAGAACAGTACCAACGCTGGTTGCAACTGGCATGAGTGCATCGCCCAGTTCCGCCTTCAGGTCCACCATTCGCTGCTGGACTCCTTGTGCGGTATTTGCGAAGCTATCGGATGTAGCGGCGGCATCTCCGAGGGCATAATCGTACTCTTTCCATACCGAGACGTTTTGATGCAGAGCGTTCGCGCTTTGCTGTACGATTCCGGAGAGGACAGCCTCCTGCTTCTCGAGGTTGTCCATCTGCTCCCAGGTCTTGCCGATGGAAAGGGCGTAATCCTGCTGGTTGATGATCGCCACATTGAGGCCGATCCCCAATCTCCGCAATGCCTCGAATTGATACGACAAGCCGCTTTGCATGGCCTGCATCGCCTCTGCGATCGGGACGTTGGAGAAAGAGGCGAGGTCGTTGGTGATACCGACCACAGCCTGGGAGAACTTCGCCGCCTCGGCGACAGTGTCCCCGTATCCTGTCCGGATATCCTGTTGGGTGGCCAGGAACTCCTGGGTCGCGATGATACCGCGGTTGGTGGCATCGGCATAGGTGCGGATCCAGCTTTCCGTCTCGGACTCGACTCCCTTGAACACCGTGTTGAATTTGTTGCTCAGCTCGGTCGCACGGCTTGATGCATCGATGAGGCTTTTTACGAGATATCCCGTGATGACCCTCGTGGCGAAGGTACGCACCTGGGATCCCATGGTCTCGAGCTGCTTGCCTGTCTTCTCCATCTTTGCCCGCGAACTGTCGAGGGCCGCGTTGAGGGCTGAGGAGTCTCCCGTGATCTGATAAACCAGCGTCCCTATGATATTCGTCATCTTCTTCTGATCACTCCATCGGCAACGGCCTTGTCCAAGCTCTTCTTGTTCGTCCTTCTTCCGATCCAGCAGGCATCGTATTCCCCAGGATCGACAAACGGTATCAGCTTCGCAGCATCGAACAGATCCATTTCCTCATAAAAAAATTGCGGCGTGACATACGGCCAGGATTTACCCAGCAAGGCACAAAGCCGATCGTAATCAAGCCGCAATCCGTTGGTCACTTTTTTTTTACGTCGGCATCCTTCGAAAGGCAGGCTTCGATAAAACTGTTCACATCCATCTCGTCGGTCGAGTCCTGCCACCACTGCTTGTCGAACTCTATCTGGTTCGCCTTCAGCAGCAACTCGAGGATGTCATCCAGGATCCGCTCCTTGCGTTCGGCGAACTGGGCGACCTGGCTTTGCATCGCTTCCAGGGCAGGCAGTTGTTCGGGGTCGGCGGCATCGATGCCCGCCAATTTCTGCAGCAACTGTCCACGTTCGACCAATAAGTTGCTGTACAACACGCGGGCTCCTGTCACAACCCGCGATATCTTGAATGTCTTGTCGGCCAGCTCGATGTTTGCCGTGACGCAATTGTCACGGCTGTTGAGATCGTATAGTCGTTCCTTCATCAGGCCACTCCCAGTTCGTCGATGATATCGAGCAACTGGTCTCCATCCGCCCTGCTGGTATCCAGCTGGCCTTCGATGGTGATCGGCAGCCTCGCCGGATTCTCCGCATCGGCACCGGCAAAGGTGAAGCGGATCCCGTTGGTCATCGTGGCACTCCACAAGGTGACCTGGAAAAGCTTACCCTCGACAGTCTTCTTGAACCTGATGACCTTCGGGGTGATGGTCACGCCAGAAGATCCCATCTTCGCATGGACGGATGCGGCCGGAGTATACGCATAGGTGACTTCCAGTGCGGTGCCTTGCGGCGCGTTCGCATTGTCGATCATCACGATACCCCAATTCCCCGCAGCGTCGGCCGCAACGACATAGTCGATTCCTACTGCCAACACGGTCGCCCCGCTCTTGACTGTCGCGATCGTTTGTGGCGATCCGTCGTAGTTTTGATGGCCGAGGATGATCAGCCGGTTGAGATCCCAATCCGCAGCGATCGTCTCGACGTATGCCGGGACCGCATCGCCAGCCACATTCTCGATGGTCATTACACCACCGGCAAGCTTGTTGATGATGTCCAGATTGAACTGGTAAAGCTCGGTGTTCGCGGTGGCAATCATGTTGCGGACCCTGCGGACAACCTGCTCCCTCTTGGATCCCTGCACCTTCGAGATCTCGTAGGTGACTTCCAGCATGCTCTCCGTGTCCATCGGAATCACCCCGACATCCTGCAATGTCGCGATGCTGCTTCCGACCTCCACCGAACACCCCGCTGGCAAATGGATTCCTGTGTACGTGTTCATAGTTACCTCCTAACGGTAAGAAAATCTTGTATCTATCGGAACCTTCCAGGTCCCGTCCTCAACCTTTATGGGGCGCCTTCGCTCAGTCGTGATCGACTGGATATACTGCCCGTCCATCGCATAGGAAACACCGAAAAGGCTTGCGGTTATGGTCTCGGCCATTTCCGTTGCCGCGAATCTGTCTGCGGCGAAACAGTCGATCTGCATCCACGGCTTCTGCGTCTCGACCTCCCTGGCTCCACCAGCCGCGATGGAATGCAACACGATATAAGGTGGCGGCAGGTTTTGGGGAGCTTCCTCGAAGAATATGGAATCCCCCACAGCCTCTTGGATCACAACCCGTGTCCTGATGAATGCAAGGAACGCATTCTCAAACGTCATGCACGACCTCCTCGGCCTTTCCAAGGTCGATCTTCAGATCCTGGCCAAGCTGCCGCTTGAAGATAGTTTGCACGTCGACGATGGAGGCTTGTATCCCTGGACGCATGAACGGCTGGGGTCTTTGGAACTTGGTGCCGAACTCGACATGCGGGGCATATTCCACGTTCGTGCCTATGGCGG